CTTTTTCTTTGAAGAAGCTTTCTTTTTTGCCTCGGCTTCTTTCTTTGCCTTGGCTTCGGCTTCTTTCTTTGCCTTGGCTTCGGCTTCTTTCTTTGCCTTGGCTTCGGCTTCAGCTTTTATCTCGACAAGACAATTTTCTTCTACTAATCTTTACACTTCGGTTTCAGCTTTAATTCTTTCTTCTAGTGCCTTTAGTCTTCTTAATTTTTTCTTTAATTTCATATATCACCTCATTTTAATTAGTTGTTGATTGAAAGAAATGCTCTTGGTCATTGACCAAGAGCACAATATAGTGAAAATAGATAATTACATATTAGGTTTTATCATTTCCATCAAGCCCACGGACGACAACAAGACCGTACATATCCGGACGAACCATCTTCTTCGCATAGCGAGTCATTACGCCTTTGCGAGGAACAAAGTCTTCTGGTCCAAAGATGGTTGGAGTTGTTTGCAACGGAACGTATGGAGCATATACATATCCACTTTCCAAGAAAGAAGATCCGATACGAGCAACCAATACTACATTACGTGGGAAGTAAGGATCAACGATAACGTCGAACTTGCGATTCAAAGAACCAACCTTAACGGCACCGATGTCGCCTTTATCAGCATCAGCAGTAACGTTTGCACGGAAACCGGCAGTAAACTCAAGGATGTTTGCAACTTCAGGAGAGCAAACGATGTGAGTAGCTCCACCACGCAAAGTCTTTCTGTGAATTTGAGCAGATACATCATTGATTGTTTCAACCAAAGTTTCGTACCACTCAGAAACAGTACCAGTGAAGTCTGGGGCAGTTGTTGGATTCAAATCAGCACCAGTCAAACGATTCACAAACATACCAGGAGAGCGAGACCAGTAGAATGTAGCAGCAGTTGCACCATTTACCAAGTCAGCCAAGATTTCACGATCGATTTCCAAAGCAATTTGCTCAGACAAGATAGAAGTCAACTCAACCTCAGCATCAATGTTGTGATAAGCATTCAAGTCTTGACCCAATTCTGGAGTCCACTTTGCTTTCAACTTTTTGCTTTGAGCTGTGATTGCGATTGAATCAACCTTGATATCGATCTCTGGGATAAGCTCATTGCCTTCGAGAGGGAAGTTGAATGTACTAAGAGCTCCTTGCCCACCAGACTTTTCAGTAACAGTATCTTTCTTAGGAAATTCAACATCCATATTGGCGTTTTGTCCTGTGATTGAACCGTCAGAAAATCCAGAGTTTGAAGAAACAAAGTAGAACTTAACATATCCACCAGATCTAGAAGTTAATCTTCGAATTACTTTAGTATCGGTGTTGGAAATTGCAACGTTTGTAATTTTGTTAAGCCCCTTAGAAGAACCTGACACTGTTGGATTAAATGCCAAAAGATTGTCATAATCAGCAGCTGAAAAAGTGGAATCTGCAACTGTAACTTCGATAAGAGTTGCAGTTGTCTCAGCAAGAACATCAGGGTCAAACTTAATCAAAGATTTTTCATCTTCACCCAAACTACTAATTGGCTTGTATGCAGTCATAGTAACAGATCCAGTCACATCTGCGGAAGCAGTTGGCGAACCATATGCATAACCAACGCCTTCACGAGGACCTGAGAGGTTTTCACCAAGAGAGCCAACTAAGTTAACACCACCAGTGATTTGCGAACCAACACGGTCAGTACCATAAATAGACTTATTTGCTTCATTTCCAAATCTATCTGTTAGTGTACCAGATGCACCAATGTTTGAACCAAAAGTGAAGTCAAGGAAGAAGATCAAACCAGATGGCAAAGACATCGGCTGAACGCTCACAAGATCGTTAGCAATCAAACCAGCAAAAACGCGACGAACGATTGGAAAAGCAACAGCAGCAAAACCTTCAACGTTTCCACCGGACATTGTGTTTGATTCTTTCAACAATGACTTAGCTTGGTTTTCAAGCAATACAGCCATGTTTTGTTGTTGAGCAGCATCTAAGCCTTCCAAAAGACCAGTTTGAGCCCATTTATTAAGCAGAGCGGCACCTTCTTGTTGCATGTTGCGGTTTACAATGCCCTCTGTTAGAGTTTCGATAATAGACATTTTTAAATCTCCTTAAATTATTTTTTAATGCCCGCAAGACATTACATCATATCCTTCATAAAATTATCAACAATCTTGCTTTCGTTAATGTTTTGTCTTGAATTCAGCATAGAACTTAAGTTCGATCTTCTGTTGACTGACTCGCTAAGTGATTGTGGACCTTTATTGCTGTTAGGCGTCGATCCCACTGTAGCTTTGAGTGTCTCATGAAGATTTTTAGCTTCCTTCGGAGACTCCGCATTCGAGATGGCTTCGACAATTTTAGATTTTTGTCGCTCATTCAGGGAGGCATC